GCTTTTTCTTTGGCCGGCCGGCCCGCGAACCCTTGGCGCGCTTGGCTTTCCGTCCTTCCTTTCCGTTAAGTGTTATTACTACAAGTAGGGCGGGCCTTCGGCCCGCCCTTGCCGGGGCGCTGCGCACCCATCGGCAAGGGCTCCGCCCCAACACACCCGCCCATCCTCGCCAGAACGGCCTACAGGCGTTCAAAGACCAGTCAGAGGGCTTCGCCCTAGTGGCGCTCGCCGCGCGGCCTCTCAGATCGCCTACCAGGGTTGTCACCGTTCCGCTGAGTTCGCCGTCCCTCTCGGGAACATAGCGTCATCGCTGCGGGCTTTCGCGGCATAAACGGCCCGCTCCCCAATTCCCCGATACAGCCGGGGAACCGGGTCCCCTCCATTTATTCCACGTCCCGCAGCGACGCCGCTATCCATGTTCCCGGGACGACGAACTCAGCGGAACGGTGACAACAGCAGCCCCGGCAGGCTCACCGAGAGAAAGACGCCGGGACTCAGAATCTAGCGGCCCGGTAACCTTGAGAGGCGAAACCATGGAACAGCTTTCTTTCAACCTGATCGGCGGTCTTTGCACAATGCCTTTGTGGTTCGCGCTGCCGCGCCGCCGCACCATCCAGCGCGGCAAGCTTCCATACCGCCCATGGCAACAACTCACGCTGCACCTGCCGATCCGCCGCCTCATCCGCGCCGCGTCGCACTTCATCTGGACCCGCCCGGACGGCAAACAATTCGTATGCCGCACCTTCCGTCAACTTGTCGCTCGCGTGTACGACTACGACGGCCATCTGCTGCAAGGGCTACTGCGAATGGTAAAGCGGTAGCCCCTACGCCTTGCCACGCTGTCAACCCGTGCTGTCCAACACACGCACGTACTCATCCAAGTTCGCCTGCAAGCCTTCGTCGTACACAACAATCGTGGCCTGCCTCGCGACAACCGCGTGCAAATTGAGCGCAACCTTGGCCAACTGCCCGCACGGGCCATTATCCAAATACAACTTGCGCAGAAACGCTAACAGCGCAGCCTGATCGTGATCGTTGAACTGAAATGTCGTGTAGTGCTTAGCCGGGTCAATCGCACAGGCCGCATCCATACGCTTCAGAAATTCAGCTTCCGTTTCTTGTTGCATACCCACCTCCAGAAAAAGCCCCTCACCATGAGGGGCATCGAGAAATAAAGTTAGACCACTCGCGCCACTGCTCTTGCGTGATGATCCCGGCTTCGCGCAGCTTCAGAATCTTGCGTCGTTCGTCCAGTTTCGCTTCTATGCCACGCACCTTCTGCGGTTGCAGCCGGCCATGCGTGTACCAGCCCGGCAGGTAGCTGTACGGCGCCTGTGATGCGTCTTCCCTAAACACCTGCCGTGTGTCATAGGCGGCATACAAGTCTTCCCCGCGATACCACCAACGGTCAGCCACCATCGCGTTGTACTCGGTGCCGTAAAGCACCTTTGCGACGTGCATACGCGGTAGCTTGAGCTTGACCTTGCCGAGCGTGAACGTATCCACAGCGCTCGACAGAAATGGAATCTTCAGGCGGTCAAAGCGCCGGCACTCGACCAGATATTCAACCAGCGCGTCACGCACCTGGCGGTCTACTTGGCTGATGTGCTGGCAGATGAAATAGACGTCCCAACCTTTTTTCCGACTGTGCACCAACCAATCGATCACGTCCTGCTGACGCTTGTCCTGCCAGTTCCGCGCGTTGAGCAGTTGCGACACCTCATCGAGAAAGATGCCACCGTTTTTCGTTTCGTCATAGCTCTCATTGCCACGCCCAAGACTGTCAAGATGAGCAACGGTGGGCTTGTCTGGCAAGCGCACCACACGCGGCGTTTTCGCCTTCGGCCCGCAGAGCTTTTCCAAATCGAGATCAAGATTTGTGGCCACCGCACGACCTTCGGCCAACAAATCCCGAATGCGGCCCACCGTTGCAAGGCTCTTACCCGAACCAAGGCGCCCCGTGATGATGTAGATCGGCATATCAGGCCGCCGCAACAATCTTGATGTTGCCCACACCCCAGCGATACAAAAAGATCGCTGCATCGGCTGCAAAGGCCACGTCCAACGCCGCATTCAGACTATCCGCAGCAACGAGCCACATTGCGTCACCGAGCGGAACAGCAAGGTATGAAGGCATCGCGCCGATCAACCCATTCAGCACCAGCGCCTGCGCGGCAAGCATGCCAGTGGTGAGCGTGCCAAAGGCAGCAACGGCAGCCATCGCAAACGCCACCTTCTGCGTAAACCACTTTGCAAAAAATCCAGCCATCGACCCGAACAGCCCGACCATCAAGGATGCAAGCAAAGGCATGATCGTCTCCAGTTACACAGCACCAGCATTCGCGCCAGCAGCTTTATTCCAGACGTAGACAGCAGAGAGCACCGGCCAGAGCCACGCCAACAAATCGCGCACGTATTGAAGCTGCGTGCACACGTCCCACGAACCACGCCACGTGCCCCACGAAAACCATTCAATCTGCTGACACGTCCCGCCCGGCAAGATATGCGGCATGGTCAGCGTCCATGACCGACTGTTATTGACCGTCTGCAACTGCGTCTCTGCCGCTTGCTCAGCGGACTGCAAATCCGTTCCCGGCTGAGCCATCGCAGTCGCACCGTCCGCCTTGGTCGGCGTACCAGTCTCATCAATCAGACATTTGGGGCTGCCGTTGGTACCGAGACCACAGGGGATCGGCGAGGACGCAGGCACAGCAGCCGGGGACGAAGCGGGCTGGGGATTCGATCCATCACCCGTTGTGGGCGTCGTCGTTGTGGTCGTGGTCGACGTCGTGCCGTCTGGGTTCGTTGTGGTCACCGTGCACACGACCGACACCGGCTTATTTGCAAGCGACGACGAATCGCTATTCGGTGAAACAGTACAACTGCGCCGCTGCGTAGTCGTTCCGTTTGGCCCCTGCGTCGTCGTGCTCGGGCCAGTCACCCTACCATCAGCAGGATTCACGATCTGCGCGGGCAACGCCTGCGTGGAAGGATCACCAAGCGCGGCAAGCTGATCCGTCCAAGGCATGAAGCCCCAATAGTCCTTTGCGCGCTGCGGATTGCCACTCAAAGCGTCAGCAAGCTTCGGGGACAGCTCAGGATAGGTGATCGGAACCGGCTGAACATGCGCGCTTGGATCGACAACACACGCGTTGCCGCTAGCAACATAGCCAGTGACGCACGTCCCCACCTGCTGCACAACGATATTGCACACCCCGCCGCATTGCCGCGGATCACTCGGAAAATGACCGTGACACACGCCACTAGCAGCGTCATACCCATCAATCACCATGCCGGGATACGCACCGGACACATACGCAGTACACGCAGCAACAGGAGAGTCACCATAAGCATTGGCACTCCTCCACTGAAACCCATTGAACCCGCTATCCGACGAACTCGGGTTCGTAGGACCAGGCTTGCACCATCCGTTAGGACTGCTCGCACATTGCGTAATGCCGTACTTGATCAGATCAACAGCCAGCATCGCCAAAATAACGGGCGCCGATGACGTAACAGCCCGACCGGCAATCGCACCCAAAGGGATCGACCGCAACTCATTAATCGCCACCGAGCCAATCAAACTCGACCCAGATCGAATGCCAACGCTACCCGCCTCCGCAACCTGCAATCCCGCAGACGAAGCCGACACCGTTTGAGAGGTGTTGCGAATGAGATCAGGGATCAACTGCCCAAGCGTCATGTTTTGCGCATAACCACGCACGGGCACCAAGAGCGAGCACAACAGAACAATCACAAGCGCCATAGGCCCGACAAGCAAATCGAGCCACACACGCCGCACGCGTTCAGCGCGCGCAGTAGAACTCAGCAGCAGGGCAGACATAGAGCATCTCGTAATAGGGGTCGAGCGGCGTACCACACGCGCTCAAAAAGAAAAGGCCCGCGAGGGCCAGGGGGGCAAACGCGGGCCGGTACATCACGCCACCTTGTTGACCAGCTTGCGACCGATGCGGAAGCCGATGTAGATGCCCCACACGATGACCGCAGCAGCGATGGCCTTGGTGCCGAGCGCCGTGGCGTTCGACGTGGTGCTATCGAACACCGGTTGCATGGCCTTCGGAAAATCGAACGTGCTTTGCGCTTGCGCAGCAGCAGCGCCAGCCATGCCCACCACCGCAACCGATGCCAGCAGCACCTTGTGCTTCAGACCTTCCAGCTTCACCTTCATGATTCACCTCCAAATATGGGCCGGTTGAGAAATTGCCCGGCTTGGCCCGTCAACCGGTCAAAAAAGATCGAGCAGCTTGCGACCGAGACGAAACAACGACCCGATAAGCCAGCCCGCAAAGAAGAACAGCATGCAAAAGCCCGCATACGTAGCGAGGTCCGAAACGCTGTAGCTCATCGCGTGTTCCCCGCAATGAAGCCGAGGCAGAAACAGACCGCCACGAAGCCCACCGCCAACACCATGAAACCGTCATAGCTCATACGTTTCTCCCTACAGCCCTGCGGCTTGTATCGCCTCGTCGTACTGCTCGCTGTACTTGCGAATTTGTCCTTCCAACTCATTACCGCGAGCGATGGCCATCCACGCCTTGCGTTCCCACTCCCTCGCGTCAGCCTCTGCCTGTTCGCGTTGCTCTTCAAACCTCTGGGACAGCATTTCCAGACCGTGCGAAATGCTTGCAAGCTCTTCCGCCTCGTCATCCCAGTTCGCCAACTTCATCCCTGGGTCCATCCCGCCGTTCTTGTCCGCAGCCCACAAACGGTCAGTCACGACAACCAGGCGATCCGCGACGAGCGACATCTTTAGCGTTGCGGCGTACTCACGATCCATCGCTTCCATGTGTCGCTCCGATGCGCGATCAGCTTCACGGTTCGCCGCATCCAACTTCCGCTGCGCACGCTCGCGCTTGCCATGCATTTCGTCAGCGGCAAGCAGGTATTCCTCTCGGTCTGACGCACCGTCATCCAACAAGCCAGAGAACCAATCGGAGATACCCACGTCCGCCCCTTATCGATACGAGACTTGCGCTGTCGCGCGCTCCAACTCGTCGCGCGTGTCAACGTCGTGCAGCCAGTGCCACGAAGCGGCATACGCCCAGCCCGCACCGAGCACGATGCCCGCCACCAACCATGCGATGCGCTTCCATTCGTCCATCACGAACCCCACCGGTTGAGGAAGTACCAAACCACCGCGCGCAAGTAGTCAGATGCCATCCATGCACTAATGCCTGCACCGAAGCCGCAGACAAACGTGAAGCCACTGAGCACCAAGCCCGCAACGGCCACCCGCTTGCTTTGCGGACTCATTCCTCGCCCCAGCCCATCACGCGGTCAGCAAACATGAACAGATAACGACCGCAGACGATCAACACCACGGCCAGCACCACAAACATCGCCAGCCCACCACCGAGCACCGCAAGTGCCTTGGCGATCGTCAACCAAGCACCAAGGACGGTAAAATCGTCATTGCACGACGCCGAAAACGGACCCATTGCAACCTCCGGTCAAAACGGGTGATCCGGCACCACGCCAGTACCACCACACAACTCACAAGCACCCGGCTCTTCATACGCATCCGGCCCTCCACCAACCAGATGCATCACCTCACCAGAGCCACCACAACGCGTGCAGTACTCAGGCTCCGGCTGATCTCACAAGCACCCGGCTCTTCATACGCATCCGGCCCTCCACCAACCAGATGCATCACCTCACCAGAGCCACCACAACGCGTGCAATACTCAGGCTCCGGCTGATAGCCAACGCACTCAATGCAATTGCACCAATCGCCCATCGCGACCCCCGTTAACTGAAAAAGCCCACGAAGGGACATACCCTCCGCAGGCTTTGCGTTATGCAGAATGATCACGATGCAGCGGCTTGCGCTTTCGGTGCGTTGGCAGCCGGGCGGACGTTCAGCGCCTTCAAGCCAACGATGCGAGCAACCAACTCACCATCACGCGAGACGAACAACTTGAAGTCGGCCACGTAGTCGCCGGGCGTGGTGTCCTTGAGTTCGTCAGCGACGTTCACGCGGCCAACCTTCACCTGCTCGGAAACGACGCCGTTCGCGTCGGGGACACCTTCGGTCAGGATGCATTGCGCCTCATGCATCGAGTAGGGGCGGCCAGTCTTGGCAGAGACGCCGTTACGGCTGTTGATTGCGATGATGGTCAGCTTTTGAGAGTTCGACATAGTGGCTCCGACGTGTGAGCGAATTGGTGTATGGTTACGCCATTAGGAACCTACTAATGCAATAGGAACCTAATGCAATTGAATCCTAATGCACGGAGGTTGCCATGTCCATAAAGACGGCAATTGATTTTCTTAAACAGAAAGGGAAGTTCGATAGCTATGCGGCGCTAGCACGCGCGGCAGGCATGGACAAAATCCGCATGCAAAACATGCGAGCAGGCGTTGTAACGCCTAGCGTCCGAGAGGAATTCGCACTGGCCGATGCCTGCGGCATGCAGCACGTGGAAGTGATCGCCTTACTTGAAACCGCAAAAGACCCGGAGCAAAAAAGCTTCTGGCAGCGGTACACCAATGTTTTTCTGAAGCAGCTTAGGGCCATGAGCCAGACGGCAAGGATGGCCTCCTAACCCGTTGCCCTAAGCACGGGAGGGGGTTCAAAAAGGACCCTCTCCGCCATTGCTTAGGGCAACCCGTACAATCCCTGAAAACAACAATCTTCAGGGGGCCTATGTTGTACGGTTACGCCCGTGTCTCAACGCAAGAACAAGAGACGCACGCACAAACCGACGCACTGTTTCGAGCAGGCGTCGGTTTTATTTTTTCCGAAAAGCGCAGCGCCAGATCGACGGTCGGCAGACCGCAGCTAGAGAAGCTACTGCGCACGCTCAAACCGGGCGATCAGGTCATTGTCTACAAGTTGGACCGCATCGCCCGCTCGCTAAAAGACCTGCTGCGCATCATCGAACGCATCGAAGAGAAAGGCGCGCAATTCCGGTCAATCACCGAATCGCTGGACACGACAACGCCAGCAGGACGCATGCTGTTCCACATGGTCGGCGCCTTTGCTGAGTTCGAACGCGAACTAATCCGAGAGCGAACAATAGCCGGCATGGAAGCGGCAGTACGGCGCGGCGTGAAACTTGGCAGGCACTATGCGATGAGCCGAGAGGACGAAGCCGAAGCGCTACGCCTTTGGCATCAAGGAACAATGACCAAGTCGGCCATAGCTCGCATGTACGGCGTGCACATGAGCAGCATCAAACGTGCAATTAAGCGCCACCAAGAAAGCGTGCAACCGAGCTTGCTAGACGCCGCGTAACACGGGAGAGGCATCATGGGAATTCACGATCGGGATTGGTATCGCGACGCGATACTCAGACGCGAAACGAGAGAGGCAGCGCGAGAAAAACGAACGCTCACCGAACATCACGACAGCCCGCCAAAACCGTCCGCTCACTGGACCGTGCGACTCTTGTTCTGGATCGCCATCTTCCTCATAGCCCACTTAGTCAACAAACACTGGCTATGGCCGATAGTTCAACAGGCCTTGACGCACTAGCGAAATAAGACGAGCCATCAAGCGCGACAAAGCATCTGATATCCGCAATATCGAACTCCGCGCACAGCGTGGTGAGCACGTCCTTGATGGCATCGGCACAGTCGCCACGATTATTCTCAATCGCATAGACGACCGCTTCAGGAACGTTGATGCCGCGACTGGTGTAGTACTTTTTCTTGTTGAAACGCGTCTCGGCAATTTCTTTACCGATGTACTTGGCGATGTAGCTCGCCAGCGCGTCAAGCTTCCATTGCTTGCCGAAGTGAGCGCCCTGCGGATTGCGAATGTGGCAGTAACCCTTGCCGCGACCACCCACCACCTTCAGCCATGCACGGCGCGCGAGATTGAGGGCAGCCCGACCAGAGACGGCGACGTGCATGTGCCATGCACCGCGTTTCTGGGGCTCAGGAACGACAATGTAGTGGAACTCGCGATGCCGGGCCATGATGCGCCGGAACGCGTCCCAGAGCTTCAAGAAACGCTCCAGATCGGTAATGCATTCACGCGTGGTCAACGTGACCATGTGGGTGACGCGCGCTGTCTTGCAGCGCAGGCGCACGTTTTGTTTGGCGCGCTTGGCTGCTGACTTGACGCTAGCGGCACGGGCGTCTTTGTCATCTTCGGTCTCAGGCTTCGCGCCGCGCGCACGACGGGGCAGATTGCGCAGATCGCCCAGGCGCTGAACAACCGTGCGTCGGTAGCCGCTGAACTCGACGCTGCCATCATCGAACGCCCGCACCTTAGCAATCATGTCATGGCGCGCCGGGCCTTCCGGCCACAACTCCGCATCCGACTCTTCGCGCTCAATCCTGCGAACCTCTACGCTCGCACGATGCGCATCACTCCCCCAAATGGCCGCTTGGCCGTATTCATAGTTTTCTGCTATCGTAGTTTCACGCATGGTAGGGTGTCCAACCGTTAGAGCTACCGTGTCGGCCCCGGAGCGTTGGCGCGCTTGCGGG